AATCCCATATTTTCGTAATTTCCAATGCAATTTCATATGACAAGGATGGCACAATATTTGTAAGTTCTCCGCAGAATTGTTTTTGATATTTCCGTCTTTGTGATGTATGTCTATACATCGTGTTTTTCCACAGATTTCGCACATCGTTTTTGGAATCACTTTCCTTGCTCTCAAATGATATGTCGTTCGATTTGTTGGTTCCTTTTTCGATTCTGCACAAGAACGAGAGCAAAATTTCCTTTTCATCCAACGAGAATAATCTTCCCAATTTTTTCCATATTTCTTCCGAATGAATTGCTTCCCGCAAAACTTGCAAATTTTTGGTTCTGTTTTCTTTGGTTGTTGTGGCATAATCTTCCTTGAAAATCACTCTATCGAAATATCGCTCCATCCAATCGGAAAACCCATTAGATATTCCACAAAATTCGGTTGCAACTTCATACCAACTTGTCCCCCATCCCTCAAAGCCTGATTCACTTGCTCCCCCATGTTGAACTTCCCCCTGTCCACGGTATGCGCCCGACAGTCCTGTTCTTTCGGAGTCCCCAACATCGGGATGCTCTTCATTACATCGTGGAGTTGCGCCCCGTGTTCCTTCCCCTGTTTGCTGACTCTCTTGAATCCGTTCTCCGTTGGGCGCGCCTGGACCGCCCCTCCCGACATATCCTTCGTGCTTGGGGTAGGAAGCATTTGCAATGCCATTCCCAAACTCTTCCCTGGTTTCCCCTTGGCTCGGCCCTCTTCGTAATCCTTTACCCGCTTCTGATAATTTTCCACCGATTCGTCGTGATTGCCCCTCATAGCATGAATTCCTGTTGGTGTCGGAAGCAATGCGTTTATCTGCGTTGTCAGATTCGGATAACAGTTCATCGTCCTGTCGTTGTTCCTGTTCACGAATCCTTCCTGACTCTCCAACACTTCTGTCGCCCTTGGCGTGAGCAATAATCCAAACTCTGTATCTTTTGTGGACAGCGTTTTTGCCGACTGCACCAATAACAAACGGCTGAACTTCGTAACCAAGGGTTTCCATTTCAGCGCACAACGACTCGAATACCACGCCTTGCTCAAGAGTGATAAGGCCGTAAACATTTTCAATGATACACCATGTTGGCTTAAACTCTTGTATAACCTTAAACATTTCTGTCCAGAGCCAACGGTTATCTTTTGTGCCTTGTCTTTTTCCTGCATGGCTTGCAGGTTGGCAAGGTGGCCCTGCTGTGAGGAGGTCAACTCTCCCGAATTCAGTTGCCACATTACATCCGTTAGAGTCGTCCCATCGTGATGTTTGTCGTTCGGATTGTATCTGCCCGATGTTTTGTTTCTTGCCCCGAAACTGTCTGTCGTTACAGGGGTTGGAAGCATCGTTGCAACACATCCCCCCAATGTCCGACCGTGTGTCTTTCCCTCCGATGGTGCCGATTTCGTCTGACGGTAACTGTGGTCGGCTCTTGGGGATGGTAGCATCTTCATAAAATTGTCTATTCCCACTTGCTTGCTCCCCTTGCCCCGACTTTTGTAATCCGTACTTGTGGGCGTTGGTAATATCCCTGATAACTTGCTTTTTGTTGATTTTTTTGATGTCTTCATATATCAATATATCCTTGCCGAAATTTTTTCTCAAAACTGCTTGACAAAATTTATCGATGTCGCAGAAGAAGAGAGGTTGATAATCTTCTCCCCAAACTTGATTGGCGGCATAGGCGAATCCACCGATGCCTGAAAAAAGGTCGATATGAGTAAACTTTGGCATTATGAGTTAGCAAATAAAAACTGTTCCATTTCCCTTGCTTTCTTTTGTATCTCCTTGTACCGCTTGACAATTACAGGGTTGATGAAATATTTGGAGAACATGGCGGGAACTATTTTTCCATCTTTCATTTCGTAGTATGCTTTTTTGAATGTATAGAAACCACGCTCGGACATGACCCGTGCTATTGCCGTGATAGACTCGGCATCCTTGAATCCGTTGTGTGCCGTGTTCGTATCAAAAGGCAAATTGAAATACTCCGAGGCCGCTTTCACTCCCATTCCCATTTGAACTTCTTGGTCTTTGAAATATGCTCTGTAATAGTCCTTGATGTTGACATGGTATTCAAAGGGAAAATTCAAACCATAGTAATCGCAAACTCTTTTCAGAACATCCCAATCGTATTTACCCCAACTAGCGAAAAAACAATAATAGGGATGGCAGAAATTCAGGAATGCATCCCATACATCTTGAAATGTGGGAGCCATGTTCACTTGCTCTTGCGTGATTTTGGTCAGTTTCTTGATGAATGGTGTCAGGGTCTCGCCGCCTGATGGATATTGCAGAACATTCACAGGACGGATAAAAGAATCAAATGGTTTATAGTTGTTGAAATCGCCGTTGGTTATTTTCGTGGCCCCTATCTGAATGACATGGAAGTGTTCCGTGATGGGGGTGTTTTCTTCAACATTGGTTTCTATGTCTAGAATTACGAAGTTATCTTTGTTCATTATTTTATCTTATCTCCATATTTGTTTACTACTTTCACGATAAACTCGGCATCTGCTTTTGATATGGCACCCGAAGGTATAACACAATCTTTCATTTTATCACTACCTTTCTTGCTTACAATAATGCGACACCAACAATCTTCACTATTACATTTTTCAACATACCAAGGAAGAGGACTGCGTTTTATTCTTTTCATTTTATATCCTTTGCATAGATTATACAAATGTCTTTTCTCTTTTTGAACTTATCAAGGGTTTGATATCCTTCTGACCATTCGCCTTTTTTTTCAAGATATCTTTTTTTCTTGTCATCATATTTACAGTTCCTTTCAAATGCTGTGGCTTGGGTTAAATCTCCCTTCTGTTCCATGACCGAAAAATTTTCACCACAACAAGAACAGGCTACATCGTAAGGGTCTCGATGAAATCGTTTCTTAAAAATGGAAATGGCTTCTTCTTCAGGGGCTTGAATATAGATATAAGAATATTTTGTTTTCAAACCGCCGCCTGAATGCATATCCATGAATCGAGTCCATACTTCCTTTTTCTTTTCCAACATTTTGTTCACGATTTTTTGTACCATTTTAAAAACTCCCGTTCATTCCTGTTGTAGACATGAATATCAAACGCTCTGAATATTCCCGTTGACGGTATATGCCGACCAAGTTATCCAACAGTTGAGAGGCATTTTCCAATTCGTCAAGTTCATTCTTCAGTTTCATATATTCTTCATCCGTGTCGATGAATGATTCGACCTCTCGCAAGGTCTTGCAGAGATACGAAGAATCGTATCTTATTTTTTTATACAACTCGGAATACTTGGCATTGACCTGGACCCGAAGTTTGTTTCTTTTCCTGTTGATTCTGAATAATATCTCCGAATACTTCAATGCCTTTTCAGAATTGGACTTGAGCCGCTCAATGGGGTCGCTATACTCCTTTGTAAAATCTTCTTTGGCGGCTTTCAGAATATCTTGTAACGATTGCATGTTTATTGGGTTATCAAATCACCCTTTTCTTCCATAATGGTGATTCCATACTTTTTTGACATTCTCAAGTATTCCTGAAGGTTGAACTTGGGATGGTCTTTGCTTAGTTCGACTTGAACAGCCCTACTAATACTTTCAGGAATCTCCCGCATGTCGATGAGTCTCTTGTTTCGTTCGTACCGATACTTGATGTCGGAATGGTTCGGTTCTTGAAGGAACTTTTCGAACTCGTTTGAATCCTCAAACCATAACTTGATTTTCGTAGTGAAGATTGGAGTCTGCTTTCTTGTGATTGTGTCGGTGAAAATATTCGGAATACCATCGCTCTTGTCTCCTCTTATGATTTTTTCAAACAACTCATATTCAGGGTCGATGACTTCAATGAACTTCCGCATCAACGGGTTGTACAGTTCCACTTTCTCATATCTCAACAGTTGCTTGAAGTCGCCATCCGTTGAATATATTTGGAACTTGTCGTATTTATCCATTTCCGTCCTGACAACTTCGTTGATGATGTCGTCCGTTTCCACGGTATCGATATTGATAAAGCGATAAGGTAGGACGCTTCTCAACTCTTCCCAAATCTTGTCGAATACCTTGAATACCAATCCGAAATCCACATCGGAAGAATCCCTGTCCGCTTTCCGATGTTGTTTGTATTCCTGAAAGATTTTCTTTCTCCAAAGTTTGTATCCGTCTTTGGCAAAAAGCATATCGGTTTCAGAATCCTGATTCCATTCAAGAATATTGAAAACCTTTTGGAAGGTCATCTTGATGGAATCCCTTACTAATGCATCAAAGTTCTCACCATTCAACTCTTCGCTCGTATGTCCCTTGTACTTGTCTACAAGATACTTGGAAAATACTACTTGATAACAAACATTATTAAAATCAATCAATATCAGTTTTTTGGGTTTCATCTTCTTCCTTTCCTAGTTTCTCCAATTCTGCCAAACTCTTATTCATCAAATCGTAAAACACATCCATCGATTCTTTCGGCACCAAACAAAAATCAAGGTCGTCAGAATTACTGTCGCCAAATCCATCTTTGGCAAGAAGTTCGGCAACCTCATTTTTCATGTCCTTGATATGTTCTTTGGATGGGATATCGAACACGCCAACTGTATGCACCCATTTATGCAAGGGGTCATCTTTGAAAAAAAATAAAACGGATATTGTAAAAGATTCGGATTTTTCCATACCTATATTATACCATACCTTGAAGTGTTATTTGAATATTCTATAAAATCTGTACCAAGTCGGGAAATGAAAGAAAAAATAATTCATGACTTTCAGAGAACTCCTGACTCTACACAAGACCTTTCTTCCAAAAGTGGGTTTATGAGTATACCCATATTGATATGCCCGTTCACAATCACAAGAAGGGTGCAGTCTCATCAGTTTTCCGTTGCTAGCATTGCAGGTATTGTTTCCACAAATAGGGCATTCTATATAATAAACTTCACATAACCTGCACCAACGCCATTGTTTATCCCATCTGTCTATTTTACAAGGCATTTTTTTACCCCTATTTGCAGTTTATCAAAACCCTTCATATGCTTCATCATGAAATATCCCCGAATCACCTTGCGGATATAATCCATTACGCATGCGTATTGGGGCATATTGAACTTCATCCAATCGCTATCTAACGATAGAAGAAGTTCTAAGATGTCGGGATAGAGAGCAGAAAAAAACAAAGGGTCTGTAACGGGAACCAACTCCAAAAAGTCATCCCTGTCATTCAAGTTCAATTTGATTCCCCTTTTGCATGCTTTCATTACCCTACGAAAATAAGGCTCTCGTCTTTTTTCTATCAACTCATCCCAAATATTGTAGAGAAAAAAGGACTTGTCCCGATTATATTTGAAATAATCTATGAAAAACCTAGGATTCAGTACACAGTTGGCCAAAAAGAACTTGTATACATCCACATTGGCATCCACCACTTCCTGATAAATTGCCAACTTTCGTTCATCCTTTAATTGATACCCTAGATATCTGTGTGGTGGAATTTCACATGCATTGATTTCATCGTCAATCCGCTTATAAATCACGAACGCATCATTTGCTGTCATTCTTACCCAACCTTCTTTCTTTTTATTTTTTATCTTTTCTTCCGTTCCAAAAAAGCCCTGAACTGTTCTCGTGTGTGGTCTATTTCTTCTTCGATATCACTCGCCATAATCTCCTGTCTAGAACTCTCTAAACCTGGTATTTCTGCTTCTGCCGCAAGACCGTTGAAGTCCAAGTTGATATCTATGCCCCTACCCTTGAAAAACTCGTCAAACTGTAAAAAAGCATCTTGTAGTTCTTCTTCCCCGAAAAGTTTGGCAAACTCTGCCTTGAACTCCGCAAATGCTACCGCTATTTCCACGGCATTTGGGTCGGCTCCGTTAGGAACTTCATTCTCGATGCTGTCGTCCTCAAGTTCCTCAAGATTGTCCGTGAAGGATTCTATTTGCTCAGATTCTTCCTTTACAGGTTGACTGCTGTGCTTGAACGATTCACGCTTCACTTCATCCACGCTTTTATTAGTCCTATTGACCACTTTGCCATCTTCAATAATAAGAGTCATGTTCAGCCTCCACTACTATTTATTATACCACACCTTGTTATGAAAGAAAAACTTTCTCGATGCCCACGACTTCCAAGCCGTATTTTTGGAAAACATCGATACGCTTTTTCAGGTGTCTCTTGCCAAAATATTTCTTAACAAATGTTATGCTACCGTCTTCCTCTGTTTTTTCTTTGATGACAACCAAGTTGTCCGTAATGTCGTAG